TACCAATAATCCTCAATGACCAGGAACCCGACTTTTTGTCAGTATTGGAACGCAACGTATCAGGATTTGAACCAAACGGATACCAATGATGCACAGCAGTTTCAAAGCCGCAATCAGCGGTTGCAGTTATCATTTCACTTCCATTCATATCAAGATTTAAAGCTGTATTTTTTGTCAAGTATTCAGTGCTTCCATCTAAATCCAAAGCATACGAATTTTGGTTTGTTACCGAAAATCCTGAAGTAAGCATAGACGAATCAAAAGAAGCTGTACCTGTATGGTATATTCGCCCTGCCATAGTATCGGGACTCATCTGCCCATAAACATTAAACGGAGAGGTTCTTGTGGTATCATCCGCTGTTCTGCGGATATGAATTTTTTGTGTCAAATTAGTTGGATAGGTTGAACCAGTTGTGCCAGCCATATAAGTCCAGCCACCACTAACCGTTCCAGCTTCTCCAAGCGTAACCCAATTCGCCACACTTGTGTCATATACTTGCACATTTCCAGAACTGAATCTCATTGCACCGTGAAGTGCATCATTAGTAGTTTTAAGTTGATGCTTACCATAAATTCTCCATAGCGAATTAGTCGGAGTAATTGATGAGTCCGCACCATTCTTTTTCCACAAAGTCGGTGAGATTGTTTGAGCTATTGAGATGCTCACAATGAGCATTAAAAATATTAATTTCTTCATTTTATCACCTCACCATTCTACGATTTTAACTGCCGCAGAAGCGGAGCTTGCTTTCAATGCTAGATAAATTGTATTCCCAAGCCCGATTGGAACTTGAATGTCGAATATATCCCCACCACCGCCAGTGAGCATAAAATCGTTTGATGTATTAATAGCATTTGCGTCAGTTGTGCAAAAAGTAAAATATAAATCCTGCGATGTTTGTATTTTTACTTTTCTTGTCAACTGATTCAAAAGTTTACGTTGTTCAGTTGTAGTTACCGTTAGTGCCGTTGCAACCGTCCAATGTCCAGAGGTTACAGCATTTAACGATTCTTTTACGGTTAGTTTATCTTGGTCTGCCATTGCTAATCCTTTAAGTTTAAAGATTTACTCCATTCCGCCAATGATAGCATAGGAGTCGTTAAAAGTTACCCGCTGTCGTCCGATTTACCTGCCAGCGGTCAGCAGGAAAAGGAGAATTCCATCAAGACATCGGACGTAGTCTAAATTTATCTTGTATAGTAAAATCCAAATACAACATTACTTATCACATCACTCGCCCCTAATGTCCATTTGATAGTGTAATAGTTCCCTGCTGATAATTTGCCCAATGCTTTAGTTGTTGGAGAGCCATAAGCCACCGTACTTCCTGCTGTCATTGTAGCCGTTGCAATAGCAGAGCCAGACGATTTTAATTTTAGAGTCAACACCATCGCTGGGCTTGCCGCGCCTGTATCCGCCGCAGTTGCTACTGCTTGTAACGAAAGCACAATCATATCATAAGGAGCATAAAACATAAGCGAATCAGTTGTGTACATCGTATCTCTTTCAAAGATAAAATGCCCAAATGGAGTTTCGGGAGCGACATAAATCTTTTGCCCGAAACACACACTTGTTAAAGCGATTAAAACCAAAATTGCGAAGAATATTTTTTTCATAATAACCTCATTTTAAAATTGTTTTCATTTTAATTTAAGTCAAACCATTATCCAGCAACAACCGAGCCATCAAACGCACGGTAATCTATGATAGCACCACCGTATTCGTGTCGAATTTTGAATGTCAGTTTGTCATTCGTAAACATCGAACCGATATTTGGTAAATCGGAAATGAATAATTCAGGTAATTCCTTGCCATCCATAAATCCAATTTCCAACCCAACACAATCTTCTTTTTTCGCAACCAACGCCCAGTTAGTTACATCTGTCCAGTAGTCAACGGTAATCGGGATTACGCCAACTTGTTGCAAAAATGTCGGGATTTCATTGTAAACACCATACTTTGGAGTACAGAGTTCCCAAGCAGTTTTTTCCAAATCCGATGGAACGAGCAAGAAGCCAGTCCTAATTCCAATGCGCTTTGAGTTGTCCTTCATCGTTTGCTTTTTCATCCGCAACCGAGCCGCCGAAAGCGAATCACTACTCAATGCAGTAGTGGCGTAATTGGCGTGTGAAGCTAAATGATACAGTACAACGTCATCATAAATTGTTCCATTGGTTGCTGGATTTATAAGTTCATAAACAAATTCGTGCAATGTTTGAGCTATCGAACGTGCAAGTTTCGATGGGATTCTCTGAACTGCTCCTACGTCATCATTCTTAATCATTTCACGAGTCAAATCTTCTGTATAACCAATTTTAAAAGGTGTGTAGGTTGCCTTTTCATCAGTTGGAGAAGTTGCACCTGTATATGCCGCACCTTCAGGAACGATTGGTGCATTTGCATATCCACCATATCGCACTCTTGACTGTTGTTTAAAATCGCTAATTGGTACTATATCCGCGAATGCTTTCCAAGTATCAAGATTCAAATCAATGTAATCTCTGACAAGACGTTTATTGACAGCATTTGCCAATACATTTGTCCAATCAGTTGTTGCGATGGATTGAGTGATTCTGTCAGATTGCACATATCCAGATACAAGTTCATCACCCGTCAACATTATGTATGCTTGTTTAATTGACCGAATAGGTGGAACGTCTTTTAATATTGTTTTCCGTTCATCGGGAGTAAGTGGTTTTCTTGATTTTTCCAAGAACAAACCATCCAGTCCAAGTGCAATTTTGTCTTTTTGTTCAAGCCCCATTGAAATGAACGTCTTGGGGAGTGCCTGTACAAGCTTCGCATACGCTTCCCGATGCCCAGCAATAACTTCTTGCACAACCTTTTCTTCAACCACGAGATTCTCAAACTGTTTTTTCAGGATTTGTTGAATCGGCACTGGTAAATTTGAGGATTCAATTAAACTGTTTGTCCTTGACAAAGACATTTGAGCTTTCATTTCCTTGATTGCTTTTTGTAATTCCTCAAGCTCTTTGTCTTTCCCGATTTGCTCCTTGATGGGCTTCAATGCCTGCTCAAGTTTCGCTTTCGTTTCCTCCGCGAGCGTTTCAAGATTTTTGTCAATGAGTGCTATAATTCCGCCCTCATCTAAATCTTGAGCTATCTCAACATTCGGAAAGAATTTTTTAAATAATGCAACTAATTTTTCTTTCATAACTACCTCTTTATTTTTATTTAATGATTGTATTAATTTTTCAAATTTACCGCCCGCCGCACCCTTATCAACCACATCAACACTATTAACACCCTTAAAATACTTAACTTCTTTTCTGCCATTAATTACTTCAGCTATACCGCCAGCATCAATGCTTAACTCATAGATGGATTGTTTCTGTTCATAAGCATATAACAGATTTTTCCGCAACCAATCTGCCGATGGTAATAAATTCAGAAATGCTTTTAAACTCTGTTCCACCGAATCATAATATACATTATCAAGCCAACCGATTTTATCGTGTGTATTACGGTTATCAACGTGCATCCCATTTTGATGTGCATAAACGCTTGCTCCTTCAAATACTGCTGGAGCGGATTTTAATGCTTCTTCCGTGAAATAAAAATCTTGTGGGGCGGGGGCTAATGACTGTCCAACTTTTAGAATGGTTACCAACCACTTAATACCCTTCGGTTCAGGACTTTCAGCAATGGTCGGTTCTAATGCTTGATGAAACGATAATGACTCTTTGATTTCTGCTTTTTCAAATTCATATTTATCATAATTATTTTCATCAAGCCATTTTTTGGCTTCGGCTGGAGTGAATTTATCTTTATCAAAACGGATTGCTTGTAATTCAGCTTTGCCGTCATCGGTGATGCCATAGATTGCATCAATACCTTTACCAAACTCATCATTCTTACGTGCGAAGCGTTTATATTTATTCGGATTGGTTAAACGTGCTGAATGTTCATTAGGATAAGGCATAAAAAAAGCGACTCAAATTTGTTAAACATATTTAATCAAAATCTTTTTAACATCTTCAAGTCGCTCACAAGGAGTCAACTTATGACTGATTGCAAATATAAATATTTACGAAAGGTTTGTCAAGTTAATTTTTAGTATAAATAAAAAAGCCCACTAAAGTGGGCTAATAATCGGAAATTTATGAACTAATCGTCATCATTCAAATTTTACTTTGACTTCGAGGTCAGGATTGCGGTCTCTAACCGTTTCCAGCACCCACTCACGGACTTGTGCCCGCGTCTTAACGTAATATGGGAGTGCACGCTCTATCATTGTAAGTTTATGGGGGCTCCACTCGCTCACAATCCATTGCCCACCACAACGGTGAGCGAGTATTTCTATGGTCTTGTTTTTCATTTTTGTTCTCCTTGGTTTAAAATTGATTTGATTTTTGCAATTGCCAGTTTTGATGGCAGATTCCTGCCACGCTCCCACCGATTAACGGTGGCGGGGGTTACGCCAAGTTTTATCGCAAATTCAAGCTGGGTCAATCCCAGCTCTTTTCGGATTTTTTTTATGTCTATTTTAACGTCCATTTTTTTATTCCTACTTCATTATTGTTTTGTTGTTAGTTAATTATTTCTACCTCTTTGTTATCAATTTTTTGCAGGAGCACATCCAAGCCCATACTTCCACGCTTTTTCATCTCTTCATAATTTCCGACGCCTCCGATTATGACAGTCCATCTCTCATATTCTTTGCCATTCTCATTAAGCTCATCTGTAATCATTACGTTTAACACTCGGTATATTTTACCGTTTATTTTTAGCTTCATATCTTTTTTAATTTCTGTTGCCATTTTCCTTCTCCTTCATTATTGTTAGTTAATTGACATATACAATATAACACATTATACGTCATTTGTCAAGTTTTTGTTGCATCGTTTTCGCAAAAATGCTCATAAACCCCTTGTAAACATTAGCTAAAAAAATATTTTTATTTTGAGCGAAACTGTGATTTGATTTTGGGTGATATTTTTGAATCAAATTTGCGCTATAACTGACAGATTATATATAATATATTAGTTTTCGCATCTTCAAAACCGTTGAAATTTCGCTAAATCTGATACATACACTTGAAATTTCACTAAAAACGCAGGTTTTGGAATCTTGGAATGGTATTATATGTATGCTCGATGAATTAAAACGCCGTATAACGCAAATTTGAGCGACTTTTATCTGCGAAATTTAAGCAAAAACTCAATCATACAGTAATTTCAACAGGAATGCATAAACAACGGCAGTTTACAACCTCGCCTACTGGGAGTGTTATATCGTGTGGAAAATCGGCATAATAGGTTCTCGTTCCATCTTCAGAAATTATTTTAAATTTTTGGTCATATGGAATCACTACATTATGCAAGAGTAAATGACCTGTGCGTGGAACACCCACATAACTATGTAACCATTTCTTATTCATCTTAATCCCCTGTAATTTTGCCTGTTCAAGACGGTCGAACATTGCAAGTTGATTTATGCGGTTTACTTCTGTTCGCTGGATAACTTCCGCCCGCTTTGCGATTGTGCCAAATACCGATGGGCTTTTAAGATTTTTACCAATGCCCGCAATTGTTTCAGATAAATTTTTCTGCCCCAAGACTGATAATTGTAATTCATTTGCGATTGATTTTCGCATTTCATTTGTTAGATTCGTAATTAGTTCAGCACCGTAGTTTTGTAATCGTTTATATTTAGCTTCAGAAATAAAAGGTAATGCTTCGGTTACTCCCGAACCTTTGAGTAGTTTATTTACCCATCCAACAGTTTTCTTGAAAATCCGTTGTTGATTTTCGCTCATTTCTGATTCCATCAATGGCTTATACTCATCAATAAGTTTATTGACTTTTCGCAAAACCTGCTCAGATTTTATTGGGTCAAGACTGCCCGCATTAACAAGTTCGAGTACAACTTCTTTACGTAGGTTATCAATTAACTTTTTCAATCCGAGAGCGGATTTTTCACGAAACTCTAACAGCTCTTTAAATGCTTGGTCATATCTCATCTATTTTGCGAACCTTATAAATTACATTCGCAATAAATTTTAGTTCATTCCCAGCCATTGGAATATAGTTTATTGTTATTGCTATTATATTGGATGCTATGAGAGTTTTCAAAAAGCCATCAAATTTTTCTTGATTCTCAAAAACTTTCCTTTGAATGGTTACTTCTTCTGCCTTTGCCATTTTTGTTCCTTCAATGTTTTGATTAAAAGTATGAATGCTTTTATTGGATGTGAATCCAAGATAAGTGAGATAATTTCAAAACGTCTAATATCGGATTTTATGCGATGGGGTTTCCAACTTTCATAAATCCGATTTATTGCTTTACCAAATTGGTCTATGTAATCGGTCATACAGCTTTCAAAAAATCTTGAAGATTAGGCATATTTTCATAATCCTCTAAATCTTTTTTATCTTTCTTTTCTTCTTCTACCGGTGTCGCAGTAACTCCATAATGCTGGACATATTGCTCAACCAACGTCTTTGCTGTTTCTTTGCTTATTAAATTTTGAGTTCTTGCCGTCACCACCGCTGTAACAAGTTGAACAAAACCAGAGCCAAGAACCGCAACATCTTTTTTGTCAAAATCATACATCGAAATTATAACATCAACATACTCATCTTCATTGAGTTTTAATTTACCTTTTATTTCAGCTTGGTCGCAGATATATTTACAAATAAACGAGAATATAGTTTTGATTTTGTTCTGCTTGAATTTCAGCATTCTCATCGTTGGAATTGTCATAGCTTGTGCCGTTGCAAGGTTAGTCTGCCCGCCATCGGCGAACCACATTTCAGGATAGCCCTTCGCTCCGAGAATAAAATTTTTAACAAGTCTAACTGCCTCGCTTGAGTCAACCGCCTTTAAATCGGGAGTATGGATACTCCATTTAACATTCTCATTATGTTTAATGACGCTACCTATTCGTGGTGGTTGTTCCTGCGATTCTGTTTGTAGTTGTTCTTTTGTCAATCCTTTCTTTTCAACGTCCCAAGCAAACACATTACGGACACTAAAGCCCTTCATAGCTTCGAATAAAAATGTTTCCAGCCCTTTAATCCAATCCAAAAGTTGAACAAGTTCCGAGTGTCCACGTGATTGAGATATTACTTTATTGATTTGGAAATAGAATGCATCACCCGCCAGTTTCCTAAATGTTTTTGAGTTCGGGTCTATGTCATAATTAATAACTTTATAGGTTTCAAGATTGAGTGCTACATCTCCGCTTTGCACTTCAACGGAATCAATACGTCGCATATCTTTTTTATTTCGATGAACCTCTTTGATTAAAGTTGTGTCGATGAATCCTACAATAATAGAGCCATCAACATCATTGATAGTTGTTGGAATCAGCATTTCCCCTGATAAAAATAATTCGGTAATAATTTCTGCTAAATCCTCACGCCAACGATTCAGCGGGTCATAAAAGAAGTCATCCCATATTTTCTGTGCTTCGAGCCGGTTGGTATTCTCATCATTCCCTGTCAAGTTTCTTTTCATAATCCGAGCATCAACTTTGAAGTCATCACCGACACAGAAATTAACAAGAATCTCAATAATTCTATAAGCCAATGGGTATCGTTGCCATTCCAAAAAGGCGAGTTTTTGCATTTGGTCATATTTTAAAGGCGACAAATCTTTCCAACTCGCTTCGGTCATACGCCTGTATTTTTCCTCATCGGCACTATCCGTTCCCACAAGACCGATAGCTTGATTCATATTATAGTAATTTGTGATTGAGCCACCTGTGAGCTTATCAATGACGGTTATGATTTTATTTAGTTTCATTTTTAACTCCAAAATCGTGAGAAGTTTTCATCAACATATTCTATTTTAAGATTTCTTGCATCTTCTTCAATTGTTTTTGATGGTTCATAAATGGAAGTTGCATCTCCCTTTCTATTCTTACGTACCCAATTCCAATATACGCAAGCATCACCCTTATTCGGACTCCTGCCTAATCGTTTACGGATTTCTTCTTTCGGCTCAATAATTATTTTACCATTCTTTGTAGTCCATTGAGGTGTCAAAATATCAGCAAATAATTCCTCGTCATCGGGTAGAGCAATCTCACTATTTTGCAAGTCTAATCTTAATTGCCACCACATTTGAGAGCGAAGATTATTGAAATTTTCAGAATTACCAATAATGTCTATCGCCGAAGAACCAGATTGAATATCATAAATATTAACATTAAATTCTTTCAGTTTATTCACCGTACCAGCACCCACACCAATGCCGTCAACACCAATATATTCTTGTTTGATTTTCAATTCATTCATTCTAAAATATACATATTCACCGAATTGATTTGCATTAGGACAGGGCATTGATTCAACCTTTTCCAAAATTGCACCATCACCATAAGCGATAGCGGCTTCATCACCACTATCGGAGTTTGCTACATCTACTCCAAGAGCTTTGATACCCATATTTTTAGCTCGCCATTCCTCATCTCTATCTCTCGCCCTGTATATCCAATCCAACTGTATTAGAGCATATTTATTTTGTTTCGGGCTTATACCCCGCACTCTTGATAAATACAATGGATTCGTTTCCGATTTATAGAGTTCCAATTTTCTTTTGATACCTAATTTCGATGCCGCGCCTGCTACAAATTCATCATTATCCATTACGACATTCGGGTAATCATATTCAGATATTCTGATATGTTTCACATCACTACGTTTGCAAAATTTATGTAAAGTATCAAATTCGTGGTCGGGATTTCCAGAGGCGATAATAATATTGTGTTTACCATCCGCAGTGTTTTGAAAAGCTGTTATAACTGCTTCATTGATACCGGCTGTTTCTTCCATTATTATCAACATATCCTTTGCGTGGAATCCCTGTGCTTTTGTCGCCGATGTTTTAACTTCTTCCGCTCTCACACCCGCAACAAATGCTATCGCCTGCCAATTATCTTTACCTTTTACCATCTGCAATCTACCCTTGCCAAGTGTTCCTTTTGCAAACTTTGGAAATTTAACCTGTATCTCTTTCCATATATGTAATTGTAACTGGTCACGTTTGGGAGCAGTAGTCACTACAAGCGAATGAGTCCAATTTTCTAAAAACCAGAGAGCAAGACAGGCGAGAAAATAAGTTTTGCCTACACCTGTTCCTGATTCTATTCCTACCCATTGTGAGTTTTTTACGCAATCCATAATAGTTATAAATGGGTCTTTATCTCCATCCCATTTGTGATTATTATATTCGGGATTCTTACTCCAATGGATTGTATTCGGATTAACTCCAAGACGTTCTATAAAATATTTCAATGGATCTTGGCGATATTCAAGACGTTTTTGAAGCCACATCACATCATACATTAGTTGCTCCCTCAACGAGTCGCCGAGCAAGCTCTTTCTCCGCACCTGAATTTACTCCTAATTCTTTAAATGATTTTTCAAGTAACGCCTTTTTTTCTTCATCTGTTAAGTTTTCAAAGTTGGTTACACTGTATTGATTAAATTGATTGTATTGATTATAGACCTCTGCTATTTCTCCCTTCTCCTTTGCGATAGCGAGTAATGCTTGCACTGCCGCCGCGTATTGTTTATCGTTGTAAGCCGCTTGTGCTATCTTTGCATATTCCTGTATCCTTGCCGCCTTATTAGATTCCCTCACTACTTCATCAAGATTATATTTCCACTTTTTACGTAATTCTAATACAATTTGTTTTGACCGTTTCGCTCTGTCATCATATATATAGTATTTAACACGGTTGTATAATATATTCCTAACAGCAATCGCATAATTTCTATTTTCCTCGTTATCTGTTTTCAAATTCCACTTAATTGCGAATTCTTTTAAAAGCAAATCTGTCACTTCATTGATTTTACGCAATTCGGCGATATATTGAAAGCAACTATCCTCTACATCCTTTGTCCAAATATCACGAGGTCTTATTTTAATTTTATCAGGCATTCCAAATAATACTTTTGCCATTTAATTTGATATTCTTTTGATTAGTAATATTTACCCATCTTTGTACAATAACATCACAGTACATTGGTTCAATCTCCATACCATAACATACCCTATTTACCTGTTCGCAAGCAATAAGAGTTGAACCAGACCCCAAAAAAGTATCAACAATTATATTGTTTTCTAATGAACTATTCATCAATGCATTAACAATAATTCTAATCGGTTTCATAGTTGGATGTAAATCAGATTTCAATGGTTTAGGTACTTCCCAAACACTTGTTTTAAATTCACCGTTCCCATAAAATTTGTGCTTATTTTTCCAACCATACATAATTGGTTCGTGTTTATAATCGTAATCTAATCTGCCTGCTGAAAATACTTGACTATTTTTCACCCATATTAATTGATGTTTAATTTGCCAGCCCACGTTCATCATCATCATCATATAGCCACCTTGTGGCATAGTGCAATAAACCGAACAATCATCTTCAGATATATCAAAAAGATTTTTAAACGCAGGTAACCATATTTTATTAGCACATTCATCAACGGTTAAATTATCTCCAGTAATAGTTGAGATTGTTCTACTTTTTGAATAACAATTAAACATTTTGCTCAATTTTTGCGTATGCTTACCATACCCGATAGAATATGGTGGGTCTGTAAATATCATATCTGCTCTTTTATCTCCCATTAATTTAATGACATCATCTTTATTCGTAGCATCCCCACATAATATTCGATGCTTCCCTAATTCATATAAATCACCAAGTTTCGATTTTATGTTTTTAGAATATTCAGGAATTTCATCTTCATCCACAATAAATGTTCTTATTGGTATATCTATATTTTTAAAATCCATTTCTTCAAACGCTTTAGATAAATCCAACTTTATATCTTTCAATAATTCATCTATATCTGTAGTAAATTCACCTTGAATGGTTGTGCTATTCGCAGCAATATTCGCCGCTTTTTCTTTCGACAAATCCCATTCTACATAACGGATTTGAAAAGTTTTCCCATCTGGTGTAGAAATTTGTCCGTCATTAAATTCTAAATCACCATATTTTTGAAGTAATATTTTCACTCTTTGATGACCCGTGACAAGGTTACCTGTTTTACGATTAAAAACAATTCCAGAAATATCTCCGAATTCAGAAATTGAATAAGTTAATCCTGAAAGTGCTTTTTCTGTAATCTTACGAGGATTATATTTTGATGCTTTTAAATCAGACAGTTTCAAGTTTCATCCTCAATTCATCAATCTGTTCATTAAAATCAAATTGCTTTTGTAGAAGGTTTCGTTGTTGCAAAAGCGAAACATAGTCGTCATTCCATAGTTGAGTAACAATTTGAATCCATTCACTTGAACGAAAAGTATAATATGTATGATGGGCTTGACATAGACACCGTCCGTTGCAGAGATTGTATCGGATAGAAAGTTTTGTGCGGGATATGATGTGCGCCGATTGAAGATTACCTTTACATTTCAGGTGGTCTTTGCCGGCAAGTTGACAGCGATAATTATCTCGCTTTTTGATAACAAGCGACCAAAGCGAGTCTGCTTGTTTCTTTAATGCGTTCATAGGCGATAAATATAATTTATCACCTTGTCCTTGTCAAGTTAATTTTTAGGAATGAAGTATTGACCTAAAGAATTGCAAAGCC